TATAGTTAAGCTAGGACTCCTTCTTCATCTTCATCACTCATATCATAATCAAACATAGGTTCATCATTCTCATCACTGCTTAGGTCAGTAACCTCTTCACTTGTATCTTCCATCTCATCAATAGGATTGTCACTACTATTGTCACTATTAATCGCGTTGTTCTCAAGAATATGGGAAGTGCCCTCCCACTCATTGAGCACGAAGAACTCTCCATCCATGTTATCAACAGGATTTAGAGCAAACGAATGATGATTAATTGCATCAGCTAGACGACGGGCAATAAATACATTTCCATTACCACGGAAGAACTCAGCATCATCTGACTCTACAATCTCTACAAGGACAACTTGTTCTCCTGTGTCCTCGTCTTCAGCAACGTACATATCAAGTCCATGTGAATCATCAAGATTAAGTGAGTCCTGAACAGCTTCATTCATAGTCCACCGCTCAGTCTGATCACTATACTTAAGATCGGGTTTGGTTGACTTACGCTTCTGTACATCTTGAACCTTTGTCATAGAATCTGGATTGATATTCATAATAGTTTAATTAATTAGTTTCGTTGTAATTATTGTTTAGAGCTTTGTATTCACTTAGCATTTCTTGCTCTTCTGCTGTTAGTTCATGTTCAAGATCTCTCTCTTCAATGAGATCAATAATAGAATCAAGAAATTCAGTATCAATTGCTGTTAGTTCCTCACTAACCATGATAGTATTCATCAATTTTATCCAATGCTTTATCTAGATCATTGGGAATTCGCTTCTCCTCAAACATTCCCATTGGAGATCGGGCTGGTGTAGTCCCATCTGTTTCTGTCTCAAAATAATACTCATCTTCCTGAGCATCATAATCAGCCCAAAAGATAACAGTATACAAACCTTCAGGAGTAAGGTTTTGACGAATCATTTTCTAATTAATCACTAGATTTCTCTAGTGGATAGACTATATCTTCAATAAATGACCATTTATATCCCATAGAAGTATTTGCAAATCCAGAACAGGCATTAGAAATAGCACCTCTATATCCACCTACAGATTCAGCAGCATCACTAAGAGATTTATATATTCCAACAATATCATCATCTTTAATTTGAGCTACCATTTTCATCTGAGATGCATAACTTCTAGTCATAATTCGACCAGAAAGAGTATTGGATATTTTTTCTCTAACTTTTTTTGGAGTTGGTTTTCCTTTATGAGATTCAGAAATCTTCTTCTTAACTTCTTCTCTTCTACTTCTCCCAGAAAGAGATTTAGATCTTTTTCTATTAGATTCTTCTGATTGCTCTACTCCATTATGACCATCTCCACCAAGAGTATGATTTGTTAGATCTGCACCAATAAAATAAAAGTACTGAATCCACCAAGATTCCCAAAACTGCCAATTATCTTCATCTACCTCATCAATCTTTTTGATAATTGGATCTTTATCTAAAGATCTAATCCACTGATCTTTGTGTGTAGTGGAATAAGTACCCTTGTGATGAGACAGTCTAGCAGTTAGAGATTTTACTGTCTTACCTACATATCTAACTTCGCCTGTATCTGGATTCTCTAAGGTATATATTTTTACAGTCATTTATTGCTCCCCGTTTCCAATTCTAAAGAATTGTACTTCCTTTCGGAATAGTCGTTGAACATTTCTAAACTTCAGACTTTGCTGCTGATTGTCCAATCCTTTCGGCTCTAAGGAGTTTCCAGCAATTAAAGGAGTTTTATCTGGGCAAAATGATTCACCCAGAGTCTTGAATACCTTTTTCTTATTAAGACCTTCTCCACTTTCATCAGGATGGAAAGTAGTAACTACACGAAGATCTTCTCGTAGATTCCTTGCAGTATTTAGAACATCAAATAGATGACCTCCAATGTCATTAAACTTCTGATAATTCTTCTCATCCCTGCGCTTGAAGAACTCAAACGCCTGAATATACTGCATATCATCAATAACTACAATCTTAATATCCTCACGCTCCTTGTGAATATATTTAAGAATCATCTCAATCTTCTTGGCTTTATTGGTTACGGCATAGTTACCACCGCTCTTAATGCCCTTCTCATAGTTTCCCTTCCAGCCCTTAAATGGCAGGGGTTTACCAGAGACATTAATAATAGCCGTTTCCTCAGGATCTAGATTACGAAAACTGGTAGTCTTACCCTTTCCTGAGTCTCCTAGAATTCCAATCAGTTCGCTCATATTTTATCGTTTTACTATATCTATTATATTATCTTGCTTTTCAATATTAGCATACTTCCTAGCATTACATTTATTGGGTTTAGGTAGGAGATCATACTTACCAATTTCACCAATAAAGTGGAAACCTGCTCCAAAATTATCAGGACCGTAGGTATTTTTCAACACCCAGATAGCACGAAATCTATTGTATCCTTGAGAGTTTGTAAATGCATTAACTGGATAATTCAAGTGTTCATTGACTCCATACTCTTTTGGATTAAAAGCAGCAATACACACATCACAGTTAGAATACATATCACCTGAGTTTTTGAAGTCGTTTTCCTCAGGTTTGAACTCAGACTTCTTAGAAAATCGCCTCTTGCTGTCTGATTTATTTCGGTTGAATTGGGATACATCAATGGGAGACATGCCATAAAGATCCCTGAGTTTAGATGAAAATTCTGTTCCCTTATCAATAGTTTGCTTCCTATTATGACCCTGTCTACTCTCATACTTCTGAATATGGTCAACAATAGGAATCACTATTTCATCTTCATCATCGGGAATATATTTCTTTTCATATCTCTCAGGAAGCTTGTATTCATCAGGAAATCTATCCTTAGGTATAGTTTTCCATTCTTTATGACTTCTATTGTCTGGAAAAATACCTATCTGAAGGACACCATCAGGAGTATGCCTATATAGTTCTCCATTTTCTAGAGCATACTCACGAAAGTCAGAATAGACACCAAATGGAGTTGCTTTACCATCAATTACAGTGATATAATTCTCCATGTTCTCAATATACTTTCTGCATTTCTCAATCTTTTTCATGAGATCATCAGAAACTCTAGAGTCTCCAGTATGCATCCCAAAGACTGTCTTTACATCTATCAGAATATTAAATTGTTGATAGAGTAAATAACATACCCACTTGGCAATACGAAACTCTTTTGATCTTTCCATTGACCTAAGAATAATTTTAGGCTTGAAAGAAAGATCATCTTTGTTTGCCATATACCACTGGTATGTGTGTAGAACATAGGTCCTGTCAACAAAAGCACTCTTACCTGAACTAGAATCTCCACCAATTAGAGTATAAAATCTTCTACTCAACCCAATTTTATTTTTCCAACGCTTATAAGGAGAGGGAACCCAAATCATATCCCCCTCCTTACCCTTCTTCACCTTCTCAAGAAATCCATCAAAATATGATTTACTCATCTATTACAATAGTGTTTGATTGGTAGAAGCTGTCTGTTTAGGATCAAATCTCTCAAGTTCATCAACATATGGTTCCCATCTACGACTATTAAGCCATTTATCTAGACGACAATTTACTTCGTCTCTTTGTTTGGCAAGCTTAAGTGATTTCATAATAGTCTCATGATCTTCAACCTTCAGGGCCTTTTTATAAACATCAAACATCGTTTCAAAATTAACAGCCTTAATGTTGAAGATCTTGCCTTCCTGAGATTCATAAGTATCTGGATATTCATCCCAAAACTCTTGATAAAGATCCATTTCATCTTCCTTCTCTTCAAATACTAGACTGATAAACTTCTCAGTAGTACGGAAGTTATCCCAAGCAAATTTCTCAGGATATTTATTTACATTCTCCAGAAAACCTTTATCAACAAGTTCCTTGATATCTGGTTGTGTCCAAACAGGATCATCTTTTTCCTCAACCACAAGTGATTTATACTTGTAGAAATTCCCAATAGTCTTTTCTGTATTCTCTGGTACATCATAATCTCCTCCTTCATATTCTGAAGACAGAAGAACACAGAAAAGAAACTGATCTGCTGTAATCTTGTGTTCTTCAAGAAAATCAACGAACTCGTTAATACTATCTACTAGTAGATTTAAACTCATAAGTACTTTATGTCTTCGATGTTACTGATTCTGCGAATTGAGGAACTAGGAAAATCATCATATCTACTTCTCAGCCACCACTCATCCTGCGTATCCTTTGCAAAGATATCTACAATGATGGCTACTTTATCTTCCTCATACCTAATCACTCTTCCAATTCTCTGAATAGCTTGCAGACTTTTGCTGCTGGCTGAGGTAATAATTCCTAGATCCATAGCTGGAATATCTGCTCCCATATCAAGAGCGCGAGCAGTAGAAAGAATATTAATATCTGAGGAAGAGTCCGCAAACTGATCAATTCCCCATTCTTTCATTCTCTCCACTCCATAATACTCACCATCTATATCATCTCCTTCAATATTAGAATGGTAAGCAAATGCTCTATCTGGAAACTCTTCTGCTACTTTATCCGCAAAATCAGTACGTTGACTGAAACAAATAGTCAATTTATCTGGAAATTTATCCAGAATCTTCTTCAACACTTTAAGCTTTGAGTTTGAGTTGTACAAAAGGCTCTTTCTCTTCTGTACAGATCCCATGACTCTACTAGCGTGACCCTTTAACCTACCTGTCTGGTTGGGAATTCCCTGTTTAGAAGCCCAACTCTTGCAGAATTTATCATCATTGAGAGTTCGAGTAACCTTATCCCAATCATGATTGAACCAAGAGAAATTACTATAAAACTTATCAGTGATCTTATCATATTTCATCCTCTCTTGAGGATTTAGTTCAATTCCAAACTGATAGACAATGAAATCACTAACCCAATCATTTTTCTTGGCTTCTGCAAGATCAACAGTATCAAAGACAGGAGCATAGTTTTCAATAAATTCACGCTTCTCATCATCTTCAGGAATAGTGGCAGTCAGACCAAGTACCATTGAATAATCAATGATATCATATAGTTTACCAAACTGCTCTGCTGTATATTTATGAACCTCATCTGGAATAAGTAGAGTACATTTCTCTCCCTCTTCAAATGCTTTATAGCTTCGGAGAATAGATTGAATAGTTTTCACTTCAACTCCAGACAAATTAAATTTCTTAATTCTCTCCTGCCACTGCTCCTGAAGATAATTAGTTGGTACAATAACTAGAGTTTTGATATTGTGCTTCTTATTTAAGCGTTTAATAATTTTCAAACCTATTCTGGTCTTCCCGAACCCGGTAGCTCCAATAAATGTACCCTCACATCCTACATCTTTCCAATTCTCAATAACTTCATCTTGCCTATCATCTCTATTCATAATCTATTTTCAATTCTTGCTTAATACGATCTAATTGCTCTTGATCATAGCTAGAAATATAATATTTACACTCTTCTCTCATTTCATTCAAAGCAGCATTCCAGGCTCTCTTTGCAGCCCGTCGTTCTCTAAGTTTAATTTCACTCTCAGCATAGTCATCAACTTCATGGCGACTAGCTGCATAATCCATCTCATTTGTCCACCACTTATCAAATTCATTCATGTTCTTTCAATTTATCTAGTGTATGTTCAATCTCATTCCAATCAACAACTTGCTTATCATCTATGGCATGTAGTCCATAACTAGTTCTCATTTTTCCAGCAAGCTTGTTTCTTACTTTTTCTAGTGCAGCATTCCAAAAGTCTTTTGCTACTTGATCTGCTGCATGATCATTCATTGCCTCCCAATCTATATAATTGTCGTCTAGATAATCTTGAAATTTACTCAAGTGAAA